CGTTTTTCAAACTGCTCAAAAGCGAGGGGAACTATCTGGACATCTGCCACCCGAAGATGGAGACGGGCGAGTTCGCCACCCCGTGGTGCTTGTCGGAGATGGACAAAATCGGAAAAAAGGGCGACAACGGGCGCGGTGTGAGCCGCATGCGCGCTTTCTATATGCTGACCACCGAGAGGAACGCTCCGCAGCCCGACACGTCCGGATGGACGGAAACCGCCCCGCAGCCCACGAAGGAGAGCCCATGGCTTTGGAGCTACGAACGCTCGGAGTACAGCGATGGCACTGCTGACCAAACCGTGGTGCGACTGATTGGACATTACGGAAAGGACGGCACGAACGGCACGAGCATTCGGGCGCAGTACAGCGCCGACGCGAGGACGTGGCACGACGATTTCGCCGAGGGCGATGTGTGGATGCGTACGGGCAACGGCACGACGTGGGGCGGTGCGCTGCGCGTGGTGGGCGAATCGGGAGCGGACGGCAAAAGCCCCGTTTATGATTTCGCCGCGTCCTCACAACTTGCCACCGCATCGAGTACGACCGCTCCGACTATTCGGGGAATGTGGCAAGACGCGCCCCCGACACTCCGCGACGGCGAGGTGCTTTGGTATCGGCTCACCGCAGCGAACGGCAAAATCACCTACGGCCGCTTGAGCGGCAGAAATAGTTACATCCACATTGCCTACGCGAATAGCGCGGACGGGGCGGAAGACTTCACCTTGGAAGAAGACCTCGGGCGCGGCGGTGAAATCGAGTTCTCGTACTTCGGCATTTACGCAGACTTCGACGAGGGCGCGAGCCAAGATTTCCACGACTACGTGTGGACGCGTCTGCGCGGTGTAGACGGCAAAGATGGACTCACACCGAATGCGAACTTGCTCGACGATACGGACTTCAAAAACTTGGGTCGCAAAGAGAGTGCATGGGGCGTCGGTACGTTTGGAGAAGAACCGATAGGCGGCCGCGCCAATGCTGATTTGTTCCCTCCGTCCGTGTCCGGCTGTTATCCTGCGCTTTGTTCCATCGGTCCCGGCACGAAACAGGGCGAATTTGCTCAACTGTGGCAAAACATCGGCCGCCCAATCCCCGGCCGCACCTACACTTTCTCCGTCTATGTGCGCGGTGCGTCTGATGCGTGGCTGATTGTTCACCCGAACCCCTCCGAGCACTTTCGCCCCAACACGGTGAAGCCCGACGAGTGGACGCGTGTCTCGCTCACGTTCACCGTTCCGAAGACAAAAGCAACCGAAGACACGCTCATTATTTTGCGCGCGTGGCATCGTGAAGAGCAGTCGCACAAAGGCTTTGCCAAAAACGTCGTGTGGTGCGCGCCGAAACTCGAAGAGGGCGGGATCCCTACGCCGTGGACTCCATCGCGCAACGACTTGCGAGGCAACGACGGTGCACCCGGCACACGTGGGGCTGCGGTTCGCTTCTTGGGCGATTACGACAAATTGCCCCCGTCCACGGCATTCGAAAGCGGACACACCGGCGAGCAATACGTGGACGTGGTGCAGGTGCGACAAGGCGCGCAAGTGCAGTTCTACCAATGCAAGCAGCCGCACACGAAGTCGGCAGACAAAGCCCCCGCTGCAGACTCGGAGTGGTGGGAGCTCGGAATGTACCAAGGCTTCATCGCCACCGATTTGCTTTTGGCCGAACGCTCCCTTATCAAGAACCTACAAGTCGAGAACGTCGTCGGCCGTGACGCGAATGGTAATACAACTTTCGACCTCGATGCTTCAACGGGTACGGCTTACTTCGGGGGTACGGCTACTTTTGCGGGCTTCATTCGACGGCGCCCGGTGGTGATCACGCCCGATAATTGGAAGGCGTACGGCGGCGAACTCGCAAACGGCGTGATTTATCTCAACCCGTTCCGCGTCGGCACGTATGTGATCTTTCGCGGAGACTTCGGCACGTTGAGGCCTACCATCAACACAGGCGGCGCTCCTCTTGACGACGGGAAGAAAAGCGCTACGCCAGACGATAGTCAAGCCATGCGATACTACGGCGCACAGTTTATGGTCTTCAACGATTTGGAACCCCGCCCGAATACACTTTTAACCGTGGGAGGGCTGACCATCGGAAGCAAACAAACCGCGATTTTCACCATGTTAGGCAGAAACAGAGAGAACCCCACGCTTTGGTGGAAAGGCGAACTCGTGAGGAGCTGGTGAAAAGCCCGCCCGCGACTCGCACTCCTCCTGATTTATATAACCACACACAAAAACCAAACCTCTATGCAAGAGACCCTCATTCATTTTGCCGAACAGCATTTGTATCTTCACATCGTGCTCATCATTTTCTGCACCGCGGCAATACTGATCGCCATGGCGCTCGACCTCTTCTTCGGCATTCGCAAAGCCCACGAACGCGGGCAACCCACGACATCGCGGGGGCTGAAGATGACAAGCCGAAAGGCGGTGAAATACCTTGTCCCGTTTCTCGTGCTTTCGCTTATCGACATCATCGGCTCCCCGCTCTGCGCCGCGCCTTACTTCTCGATGGGCTGGGCGGCCTGGTGCGTTCTGTGCGAGTTTTGGAGCATTCGGGAGAAGGCCTGGGAGAAAGCCGAAATCGAAAAGCTCCACGACATCGTGCAAGCCACCATTTCGGAGCACGACCTTTCGAAGATGGCGCAGAAGTTTGCCGCCGCCGTCTTCGATGAGGCCAAAAACCGCGACATCGTCCCCGCGGAGAAAACACCGGCGGACGAGAATCAAGAACCCGAAAACGCAAAACAATGACCATGAGCGACGTATCACACACCCAAAAGCCCGAAAACGTGGACACGAGAGAACAAAAAACAACAGATCGGGCGGCGTCGGTTGCCAAATCCGCAAGCACGGCAGTCGACCACCCCGCACACTACAACCACGGCGGCGCGGAATGTATCGACGTGGCGCGCGGAATGCCCTTTTGCCTGGGCAACGCGCTGAAATACATTTGGCGCTGCGGACACAAACACGACGGCACGCTGGAAGATGCCCGCCGCAAAGCCGTCGAAGACGCGAAGAAGGCCGTCTGGTATCTGAATGAGTTTATCAAAGACGCCGAAGCGGGCGCGATGGACGCGTTCCTCGAACTGTAAACGACGGCACGAGTGGTGCGGGGCTCCCGCGCTCCTTGATTTTTCTTACAAACCAAACCTCTAAATCACACAGAAATGAGAATCCTCCTACAACGCCACGCCCTGAAGGCGGGCTACACCATCGGACGAATGGAAATCAACGGCCGATATTTTTGCGACACGCTCGAAGACACCGACCGCGGTTTGCGCGAAAGCATGACAGAAGACGAAATCGCCGCCCTCAAAGTGAAGGGCGCAACGGCGATTCCCACCGGCACGTATCGCATCGACATGCAAACACGTTCGCCGCGTTTCGGGCGTGTCCTCCCGCGTCTTGTCAGCGTGAAAGGATACGCGGGCGTACTGATCCACAGCGGCAACACGGCCGACGACACCGAGGGGTGCATCTTGGTGGGCGAAAACCGCGAACGGGGCAAAGTGCTCAACAGCCGCGCCACGTTGGAACACCTGCTCGTCTTTCTCCGCGCGGCGCAGGCCGAGGGCGAAGAAATAGAGCTCACCATCACCCGCGCCGGCGCCTCTTCCAACTAACGAGAAAAGCTCGGCAGTTCAACGCACCGCGGGCAATGTTCACCTCCTCAAATTCCACCTTTCCGATGAATTGCAATCACCGAAACCCTCCTCCCGACCCCTGGGCGCTGTACGTCCTGGCGGCCGTCGGCGCGCTGTGCTTTGCGGTCGTGCTGAGTATGCTCACGGGTTGCACTACAACGCGCACCGTTGAACGCGTAACCGTGCACCGTGACACGCTCCACATTGTGCACCGCGACACGCTCCGCGAACTGCGCACCGTGCGCGATAGCGTTTTTCTCCACGACAGCGTCTATTTTGAGGGCGCTACGCTTGTGAAGGAGCGCACCCGCGACCGCTGGCACGTTCGCCGCGACACGGTCTGGCGTTCGCGCGTGGACACTGTTCGCGCGGCTTCGCACCACGCCGACACGCGCAACGAGAAGAAGACGACGCACAGCGGTTTCCTCTGGCCGCCGTTGTCGCTGATCGTCTTCCTTGCTGTGTTCGGCCTGATCGGCTACGCGCTGAAACGGCGAACGTAGACGAAAACGGCCCCCCCCCCCACACAACACCCGAGGGGGGGGGGGGTCG